ATATATGATAAACTCATAGAGAGGGCAAAGGGTAGAGCCTTATCGGAAAACGAATATTACGAAAAACATCATATAATACCCAGGTGTATGGATGGTAAAGATGAAGATGACAATCTGGTGAATCTCACAGCAAGAGAGCATTACATAGCACATTTATTGCTATGTAAAATCTATCCAAACAACTTGAAGTTGATTACCGCAGCACTAATGATGTGTGTGGATAATACATATAGGGAAAGAAGAAGCAATAATAGATTGTATGAATGGATAAGAAAAGGATTCAGCGAAAACCATCCAAGTCGGACTTGTGAGGGAAAGGAAAAGATAAGACAAGGTCTTGCGATATGGTACCGTTCCACAGGATGGAAAGAAAGAAGAGCGGTAATACACGAAGAAAGATTTGAAATGAGAAGTTGTTTATGTGGATGTGGACAGACCTTTGAAGTATCTAAAAAAAGCAACAAGAAATATCTGAATAATAAACATCAGATCAATCCTAAACCCTCGGACGAAACGACGAGAAAACGATCGGAAAGTTTGAAGAAAACGTTGTCTTTATTATCGGAAGAAGAAAAGTTAGATAGATTATCAAAATCCCTCAGGAAGGCTGATCCTATAAAAAGAGGACATGCTATAAGTCAATCTAAAAAAGGAAAATCGACAAGTCAACAAGAGATTATGGGTAAGAGATATGCTTCCATGACGGATGCCGATTTCAATCTATTTATCAGTACCAAATCATCCAAAACACATAACCGAATGATAAAACTGAGAGATAAATGGAAATCATTAGTAAACTCATAATGATATTCTGCGATAGGGCCGGATTACCCCACCCCATTTATAGGGATCACTATGAAACAATATTGACAAGAATGTTGAAATGTGGTATGATCACAACAGATGATAAAGATAGGTATATGAAATGGAAGAACTTGAAATAAAACTTGGCGATCTTCACAAATATGATGATTCATATGAAGTGTGGGATGAAGTAGCGAAAGAATGGAGAGATATAAAAAGTTCTTGCTACCATGAACTCGGCGGCTTCCCTGAGGCTGAGGAAGCGTTATATCCTATCACCGCCATCACTATGAAGATGGGTGATAGGTTTATCGTGCTTGGTTGTGGACGCTTCAATAACAAGCGTGAAGATGTCTGGTACATCCAATGTCGTGATGAGATTGATCTGATCAAGAGATTTATTGAAGAATGGTCAATGGACTATCCTGATATCATCACAGGTTGGAACGTCAAGATGTTTGATATTCCATATCTGGTGAATAGAATCACAAAGTTACTTGGTGAGTCCTTTGCTAAGAGACTATCACCATGGAACTATATTTCAGAAAGAATGATCAACTATGGTATTGGTCGACAAATCAGAACATATGTGCTTTCTGGTATATCTTGTCTAGATTATATCGATCTATACCAGAAATATGCTCCCGATGGTAAATCACAAGAGTCATATAAACTGGATAACATCGCGCACGTTGAACTAAACGAGCGTAAGTTGTCATATGAGGAATATGGTAATCTCCACACTCTGTATAGAGATAACTATCAGTTGTTCATTGAGTATAACATCAAAGATACTGAGTTGGTTGAAAGACTAGACAATAAGTTGAAGTTGATTGAACTTGCCCTAACTCTATCATATGACAACAAGTGTAACTATGATGATGTGTTCACACAAGTCCGCATGTGGGATGTGATTATCTATAACCATCTTCGTCAAAAGAACATGGTGATACCTCCTGCAGAAAGACATAGCAAGAATGCAGCATATATTGGTGCATATGTAAAAGAACCTCTGTTGGGTATGCATAACTGGGTAGCATCGTTTGATCTAAATAGTCTATATCCACATTTGATTATGCAATATAACATATCACCTGAAACTCTACTGGAGCCTCATGAATATGGCAACGATCATCGCAGCATCACTCTTCGGTCTAATACTTCTGTCGATACACTCCTCGAACAAGAAATAGACACAAGTAAGTTAGGCAACTATACACTTACTCCAAACGGGCAGTTCTTTGATATTAGGAAACAAGGCTTTCTGCCTGAGTTGATGGAGTCGATGTATGATGGGCGATCTGTCTATAAGAAGATGGCAATCAAAGCATCTAAGGATCTTCAAGAGGAGACTGATCCACATAAGAGAACAGAGTTAGAGAATACTATTTCCAGATACAACAATCTTCAGTTGGCTAAGAAAGTCAGCCTAAACTCAGCATATGGTGCGCTAGGTAATGAGTTCTTTAGGTTCTTTGATGTTAGACAAGCATCTGCTATTACTACAGCGGGGCAGTTGTCTATTCGTTGGATTGAAAAGAAACTGAATGAGTATATGAATAAACTCCTCAAAACAGAAGAACAGGATTACGTCATTGCTTCAGATACAGATTCGATTTACTTATCTCTTGATAGACTTGTCTCTGAGACTATTACTAAGCAGAGCCCGAATGCTTCAACAAGTGATATTATCACCTTCATGGACAAAATCTGTGATGCTAAGATTCAACCGTTTATTGACAAAGCCTATAATGATCTTGCTAAGTATATCAACGCACGATCTCAGAAAATGATTATGAAGCGTGAAGCCCTTGCTGATCGCGGCATCTGGACTGCAAAGAAACGATATATTCTGCGGGTATATAACAACGAAGGTGTTGCATACACGAAGCCAAAGATTAAGGTGATGGGTCTGGAAGTAAAAAAATCTTCAACACCTGCTTTCTTCAGGGATAAGATGGAAGAGTGTATTAGACTCATGCTTGGCTCAACACAAGACGCCTTGATTAGTTATATTGAAAATGTTCGTAGGGATATGATGAATTCTGATATATCTGATATTTCTTTTCCGCGAGGCGTGAACGGTTTAATCAAGTTTGCTGACGGTAAGACTATTTTTGGTAAGGGTTGTCCCATACATGTAAGAGGTTCTCTTGTGTACAACCATCTTCTCAGAACCAAAAAGTTAGAAAAAATATATCCTAAGATAAACGAAGGAGAGAAGATCAAGTTCATCTATATAAAAGAACCGAACACCATAAGAAGTAATGTGATTGCTTTTCCTTCCGAGTTACCTAAAGAGTTTGGATTAGAAAAGTTCATTGACTATGACACGCAGTTTCAAAAAGCGTTTGTTGAACCGATCAAAATCATCACTGAAAGTATCGGATGGAAAACCGAAACGGTGTCGAGTCTCAAATCTTTCTTCTCATGAAAAATCATTTGACTATCTCAAAACACTAAATAGTGTAAAGTGGAGATAGTCAAATGATATACAACTTCTACATCATCAGAAACAAATCAAACGGTAAATCCTATGTTGGAATGACGAAACGCGATGTTCTCGTTAGATTCTCAGAACATATAAGATGTGCCACCAGAAACCATGACATCGATAACAACTATGTCATGCCATTTTATAATGCCATACGAAAATATGGTGCAGATAGTTTCATTGTCGAAAAGACGATAACCAAAACCTTTGCTTCGTTTCGAGAGGCAGAAATGTATGAAGGCAGTCTCATACGCGAGAACGCCTCGATGTTGGAAGATTCAGGTTATAATCTAAACAACATGAATCATGATGGAAAGAGGAACTATTCAACACAGATCATTATAAAGATCAGACAAAACAAAACAGGAAACACAAATCCGTTCTTTGGCAAGAAACACACAGATGAGACAAGAAAGTTATTATCCGATAAGGCAAAGTTGAGACTTTCTGTCCCTGAGAACAATCCAAGATATGGTTACAAGTACACTGAACAAGATAAAGCAAAACATAGAGAGAGTAAAAGAAAACACGGACGACCTTTCATTGCTGCCGGTATACATTACGAAACTTTGAGTGAAGCGGCAGAAAAGTATAACTTGACTAAACAGGCTATAAAGTTTAGAATAGAATCTAAATCTTTTCTTGATTGGTATTACATATAAGGATTTTTTTCATGACAACATATGAAGCATTTGTATATCTTTGGTACGATTCAGACAACAAGATGTATTATCTAGGATACCATAAAGGTTCCATAGATGATAACTACGCTCATTCATCAACGAAGATGGAATCATTTACAATGAAAAGTGTTCCTTCTGGATATCGTCGTAGAATACTAGCCAAAGGATCAAATGATGACATGATTGCTCTTGAAGAAAAACTATTACGAAATAGAAAAGAAAGTGGAAAATGGCACCTTTATTATAATGCTAGTATTTCTGGTGCAATAGACATGTGGGATGACCCAGAGTATCGAAAGATGATGACAGAACAATGGGCTGATCCAGAGTATCGAAAGATGCAGAGTGAAAAGATGACAAAACAATGGGATGATCCAGAGTTTCGAAAGATGCATAGTGAAAAGATGACAGAACAGAGTAAAAAACTATGGGATGATCCAGAGTATCGAAAGATGCAGAGTGAAAAGGCTACAAAACAATGGGATGATCCAGAGTTTCAAAAGATGCAGAGTGAAATGAAGGCTGATCCAGAGTATCGAAAGAAGATGAGTGAAAAGGCTACAAAACAATGGGATGATCCAGAGTTTCAAAAGAAGATGAGTGAAAGGAATAAAAAACAATGGGCTGATCCAGAGTATCGAAAGATGCAGAGTGAAAAGATGACAGAACAGAGTAAAAAACTATGGGCTGATCCAGAGTATCGAAAGAAGATGAGTGAAAGGAATAAAAAACAATGGGCTGATCCAGAGTATCGAAAGATGCAGAGTGAAAAGATGACAGAACAGAGTAAAAAACTATGGGCTGATCCAGAGTATCGAAAGAAGATGAGTGAAAGGAATAAAAAACAATGGGCTGATCCAGAGTATCGAAAGAAGATGAGTGAAAAGATGACAGAACAGAGTAAAAAACTATGGGCTGATCCAGAGTATCGAAAGAAGATGAGTGAAAGGAATAAAAAACAATGGGCTGATCCAGAGTATCGAAAGATGCAGAGTGAAAGGAGGAAAGGCGCGAAACGCAAAAAAAATAAAAACAAACAAGTTAGTAGTCTTATGGAGTTTTTTTCATGACAAAGAAGTTTACCTTATACAATGACGATTGCATAAACGCATTAAAGATCATGGATGATAACTCCATTGACTCTTGTGTGACCGATCCTCCTTATGGATTATCATTCATGGGGAAAGGTTGGGACTATGATGTTCCTAAGAAAGAGATTTGGGAACAAGTGTTTCGTGTATTGAAACCAGGTGGACATCTACTCGCATTTTTTGGATCGAGAACATATCATCGTGGCGTGATTTCTATTGAAGATGCTGGCTTTGAAATACGAGACCAGATTATGTGGTTATATGGTAGTGGATTTCCTAAGTCGCATGACATTTCAAAGAGCATCGATAAGAAACTAGGTGCAGAACGAGAAGTGGTGGGAACATATACCGTTTCGGGATATGCAAAAGATAACGTTGCTCACGGTGCCCAAAATAGAACAGTTTATGAGTTTGAAAAAACATCAAATGATCCTGTAACAGACGAAGCAAAGCAATGGGAAGGTTGGGGAACAGCACTAAAGCCAGCACACGAACCTATTGTTGTTGCTCGTAAGCCTATTGAAGAAAGCAACATTGCTACTAATGTTCTAAAGTATGGAACAGGTGCTATCAACATTGATGAATGTAGAGTAGAATATATTTCGGAAGAAGATAAGAAATCTGCTTTTCCTGGTGGTAAAGTTACATCACATGGTAAAGGATCATTAGCGGGTCCTGGTGATGCACAAGATGCAGAAAGATCGGAGTTTGATACAGAAAGAAATGACAGGGGTCGCTTTCCAGCAAATGTTATTCATGATGGGTCTGATGAAGTAGTAAGTCAGTTTCCTAATAGTAATGGAAGTGGTTCTGCACGAATATTGAAAAGAAACGTAAAACCAAACCAAGAAGGTTGGGGTATGAATAAGCATCAAGGCGATGAAGTTTTATTATCTAACGCTGGAACAGGATCAGCAGCAAGGTTCTTCTACTGTGCAAAAGCATCAAAAGCAGACCGTGATGAAGGTTTAGACATTCAGGCTAAGATGCCTGCCGCGGCCGAGTTTAGGCCCAATCATATGGAAAAAGCATTACAAGGTGAAGATGGTAATCCATATGGTCGTTGGTCACCGCGCAAAAACATTCATCCAACAGTCAAGCCAACAGAACTAATGCGATATCTATGTCGTCTGGTTACACCGAAGAATGGTATTGTGCTTGATCCGTTTATGGGCTCTGGTTCTACTGGTAAAGCGGCTGCTCTTGAGAAGTTTAGATTTGTTGGTGTAGAAATGACTAAAGAATACTTTGAGATTGCAGAAGCCAGAATCAAACATGCTTATGACAATGTTGTTGAAAAATCCACACTAAACGATTTCTTCTCATAAATACACTTTATGAACTACCTAGTATTTCTAACAGGGATAGCAATATCCGCTGTGGCAGCCTATTACAGCATAGTCGGACTTACAGCCATATTCTCAGGAGCATTCTGGTCCATTGTTATTATGGGATCAGTGCTTGAGGTAGGTAAACTTGTATCTGTTTCATGGCTATACAACAACTGGAAATACACACCATTTCTTATCAAAACATATCTGGTATCAGCCATTATGGTGCTTATGCTCATTACAAGTATGGGCATCTTTGGCTTTCTATCCAAAGCACATATAGAACAAGAAGTCGCTATGAACACAGGTGTTGCGGATCAGATACAGATCCTTGATAATGAGATCAAGTTTATAGAAGATGCTATCCAAGACATAGATAAGCAGGTATCACAGATAGATGCTGCTATTACTAAACTAACTGATCGTGGGCAAGCACAGACATCACTAAACTCAGCAGATAGGCAACGTAAGAATAGAGATGCTTTGATATCAAAAAAGAAGGAAGAGATCAACAAGATAGTAGAAGTCAAGAAACAAAAGATAAAACTAGAATCAGAGTTCAAGAAGATAGAAGCAGAAGTTGGTCCTATCAAGTATGTTGCTGAACTAATATATGGCAACTCAGAGAAGAATCTGGTTGACAAAGCAGTTAGATTTGTGATACTATTACTGATAATGGTTTTTGATCCTTTGGCGGTGTTATTGTTATTAGCATTCAACATATCGATAAACAGAGACAATACACCAGAGTTTCTGGATATAGGAGAGGACATTATTCCATCCGAAGATAATAAGTAAACAATAGGAGCGAGATTGCTCCATACTAACATAATAAGGAGATTCTTATGACAGACAATATATTTGCCAGTCTTCTCAAAGAGACTGGAAACGAATACGCAGCCATTGCAGAAGAAGGAGTGGAAGCGGGTGATGTTACAGGGCTTATTTCTACTGGTAGTTATACTCTCAATGCACTACTTTCTGGTTCTATCTATGGTGGACTTCCCGCTAACAAAGTAACTGCTTTTGCTGGTGAACCATCTACCGGTAAGACTTTCTATGCAATCAATATATGTAAGCAGTTTTTGATTGATAATCCTAACGGTTTCATTTTTTACTTTGAGTCTGAGTCTGCAATCTCTAAGCAGATGCTTGAAGATCGTGGCGTTGATATCAAGCGTATTGCTATCATGCCAGTTGCAACCATTCAAGAGTTTCGCACACAGGCTGTGAAAATCCTCGACAAGTATCTTGAACAAAAGGGTGAGAAGTTGCCCATGATCTTTGTTCTTGACTCACTTGGCAATCTATCAACCGATAAAGAAGTGGAAGATATTGCTGACGGTAAGGACGCTCGTGATATGACGAGAGCGCAACTTATTCGTGGTGCATTTCGTGTTCTGACTTTGAAGTTGGGCAAGGCGCGTGTTGCTTTGATTGTGACTAACCATGTGTATGATGTCACCGGAGCCTACGTCCCAACAAAGAAGATGTCGGGTGGCGGGGGACTCGAATATGCAGCATCAACAATCATCTTTCTTTCAAAGAAGAAGGACAAGCAGCTTGATGATGATGACGGGCGCACAGGTGCTGTTGTAACTGCACACAGCAAGAAGGCTCGCCTTACTATTGAAGACAAGAAAGTTGAAACTTGGTTGAACTATGCTGAAGGTCTCGATCCATATTATGGTCTACTTGATCTTGGTGAAAAGTTTGGTATCATCAAGAAGATATCCACTCGCTTTGAGTTTCCTAACGGAGATAAGGCATTTGAGTCTCAGATCAAGAAGAATCCCGAAAAATATTTTACACAAGAAATCCTTGATCTCATTGATAGGGGCTGTAAGAAAGAGTTTCTCTATGGAGGCAAAAAGACCGTTTTAGTGGATGAGGAGAAAGCCCATGATTGAAAATGGTGACTATAAGTTTCGTGATGACATGACGACTGAGAAAAGCAAAGATACTGTGCCTATTCAAATCTTGACTGGACCATATAAAAATGTTATATATCGTTATACAAAGGTCTCTGTAAAGGAACAGAATAACGGTACCGCTGTTCTTATATTCGACTACGATCTTCTTGACAAGATAGACTATACAGAAACTCAGTTGAGAAATGATAAACGATTTGAGCAACACTTGGGTATTCTACTCAATCATCTGATTTTACAATCTTTGGAGAACGAAGAAAATGAATCTGGAGAAGACGATATTACGGAATCTGCTGACGAATAAAGACTACTGTAGTAAGGTTATTCCGTTTATCAAAGAGGAATACTTTATTGGTGAAGATAAAATTCTCTTCACTCAGATAAACTCTTTCATTCTCAAATACAACCAGAGCCCCACCATGGAGGCTCTGGATATTGAGATTGATAATACAAGAGGTGCTACTGATGAAGAAATCAAAGCATGTAAGACTACACTAGACGACTGGAAAACAACAGAACCAGAGACACCAAACGAAAAGTGGTTGCTTGATAGCACAGAGGAGTTCTGTCAAGAGAGAGCAATCTATATCGCTATGACTAAATCCATTGAGATTATGAATGGTAAGAACAAGACTCTACAAAAGGGTGCTATACCATCCATTCTCTCAGAAGCATTAGCAATATCATTTGATCCTAATGTCGGACATGATTACTTTGAAAATGCTGATGATCGTTTTACATTCTATCATCGTGTTGAGGAGAAGATACCCTTTGATCTGGAGTTCTTCAACAAGATTACAAAGGGTGGACTTCCGAAGAAAACATTGAACATTGCCTTAGCAGGATGTGTTCATCCTGCTACAAAGGTTAGAGTGAGATTCAGGAAGATCGTCGATTCTTAGGAGGTATAGGAGAACCGAAGATATATCCCTCATTCAAATATGTTTGTATATCTTCGGTTCTCACTCTCTTGAAAGATTTGTCACCGGGTTTATACATGCATCGTTTTCCTCTGTGTGATTTTCCACCCATAGATGCTCTGTGTTTCATTCCTTCAGGTGACATCCAATATAACCATTTAGTATTGTTTCCTGATTCGATGGAGGCTTTTCCACCTAATGATGCTCTATGTTTTCTACCTTCTTCGGTCGACCACCACCAGAAAGAGTTCCTATCATCACTCTCTTTTTGGGATTTTAGTCCACGACTACTCCATTCTTTTCTTTCATCTATAGTTGCATTATGAAAACCAATCTTATTATCGCGACACCACTTTCCTATAATACTTCTTTGTGTAGATGTAAGTCTAACTCCAAGCATTTTCATCGAGCGAAGATCATTAGGATTCTTATACATTTTCCATAAAAGAAAATGAGCAATAATATGTTCACGGATTGAAAGATATGTGAAGTTTGATGAATCGTCTGTTCCATCAGAATGTTTTGGAACAATATGATGTCTATGTAAGTTTGATCCTGGTTTCCATTGTTCTACCAGTTGACTTCTACTCTGACATAGATTATAATATATTCTTGAATATATACTCATGCTGTGTCTCCTGTTGTATTATTCAGACATAGAGTCCGTGGGTATTGCGAGTGCCGTGACGGACACTTTTATTTATATAACTTTGGAGTTGAAATGACAGAATGGATTGAAAAAGAAATACCTATAGCAGAAATAGACATACTGCTTGAGAATGGATATGAAGTTGAAGTTGATTCTCCTGATGGTTGGGTTGGCGTCAATCATTTCGTCAACAAAGGTATGTGGGACGAATATGTTCTAAAGATTGATGGATTTGACCAAATCAGATGTAATGAGAATCATCTTTTTGAGACAACTCTTGGATGGAGGTCTGCTATTGAACTCCGCGATAAAGGTGAAATCAACATCCTGACTAAACATGGCTTTAGAAGAGGTGTCGTCATCAGAACCTACGAAAAGATTCCGATTGTCGATATAAATGTAAATCATGAGAACCATAGATATTATACAGCGGATATATCATCACATAATACTGGTGTCGGTAAGAGTTTGTTCATGTGTCATTGCGCCGCTGCTAATATATCAATCGGGCAGAATGTTCTGTATATCACCATGGAAATGGCAGAAGAAAAAATAGCAGAACGTATTGATGCCAATCTTCTGAATGTTGATATTGCCGATCTACAGAAGTTATCAAAGGATATGTATGATAAGAAGATCAATCAGGCTAAAAACAAAGCACATGGTAAACTTATCATCAAGGAGTATCCAACAGCATCAGCATCTACACAACACTTCAGAAATCTGATAAATGAACTGAGATTGAAAAAGAGTTTTGTTCCAGATGTTATCTATGTGGACTATCTAAATATTTGTGCTTCCGCGCGTATCAAACCAGGATCTAACGTCAACTCATATACATATGTAAAATCTATTGCTGAAGAACTTCGTGGGCTTGCTGTTGAGTTTGGTGTTCCCTTGATATCAGCCACACAGACAACAAGATCAGGCTATGCTAGTTCCGATGTGGAACTGACAGATACATCGGAATCGTTTGGTCTACCAGCAACAGCCGACTTTATGTTTGCCCTCACCACCAACGAAACATTGGAACAACTAGGTCAGATGCAGATCAAGCAGTTGAAGAACAGATATAACGATCCTACATCAAATAAAAGATTCATAATAGGTGTTGACAGGGCTAAGATGAGACTGTATGATGTTGAGAACTCAGCCCAGGATCTTGTTGATAGTGGACAAGATGACCCCGAAACAAAATCCTTCAGAAAAATAGGATCTGATGATAGATTTATATCCGATATGAAAAACAAGTTCAAAAATCTAAAGGTGATTTGACAATGAAGAAATATTCTGTTATAGTGTCTCATGATGATGATGAATACCTCTGGAATGTCTATGAAAAGGAAACGGAACAGGTGATCGAATCCTACTACTTTGAAGAAGATGCTGTTTCCCGAGCGAGATTCATGGAATCTGGTGGTGCGTTTGATGGTTTCACTCCATCATTCTTTCTTCAGGAAGTTTCTATACCCAAAGAAGAAGTGAACGAGGCCTTTGGGCGTGCTTTCTCATAAATACTATATTCCTCTAATATAGGAAAACAACATGAACACATTCCTCATTCTTCTTTCCCTATGGATTATCATAGGATTCATAGCATCTTCTATCTTATTGTTTAGGAGTTGGAATAAAGGTATAGATGTTACTATTGGAGATATCATCGATGCCTTCGTTATCATGTTGGCTGGACCGGTCAATGTTCTGATCGTGATATTCACACTTATTTGTGACATGTTCGATAAAAACACAACAGATGGCATCTATAATAGAGTTGTCATTTCTGGTAGAAAGAAAGGTCGGTAACTGTACCACATAAATGAAATGTATTAGAAATATCGTTTATGGTTTGCTTGAAATAATAGACGGTATGATACTAATCTTGACATTTGGTTTACATCACACTAAACTATGCTTCAAGTTTCTTGCCCTATGGGGTAACCTCTTTGGAAAGAAAAACCAATGATACAGAGTTTTGAAGAAATCCTAGACGACTGTGAAATCCTCTTTGAGAAAAAGATTGATCCAACTAGCATATCAATCTTTGTAGGAAAACTAACCACATATGCAAAAGAGTTTGCCGAATATCTTGGATGGTTTGATACTATTCCAGAGGTATACTTTGATGCGACAAGATTTGCGGAAGACTTGGTAAAAGATCATCAAGTTATCAAGTTGAATGATCCCACAAACAATGTTCACGATGAAGATGGCATCTGGATTCTAAACCCAGATGACTTTGATAGTGAATGTGACGATGATAATGATATAGGTGATTTTGACGATATGATATAACACTAAATACATTGAGTGTTTAGTAAAAAAGGAAGATAACTATGGTATCAGTGATTACATCATTTCGTGACGCATTTGCTAAGGATAAAGTAGAGTATTTCTCACTAGAAGATTATCTATTCCTCTGTAAGAAAGACAAAACTGCATATGCGTCAGCCGCAGAGAGAATGATTGCTGCTATTGGCGATCCAGAGATTATTGATACTTCAAAAGACTCTAGACTCTCAAGAATCTTCCTCAATAGAACCATTCGTAGATATCCAGCATTCTCTGAGTTCTATGGTATGGAGGATACTGTAGAGCGTATTGTTGGTTATTTTCGTCACGCCGCTCAGGGACTCGAGGAAAGAAAGCAGATTCTATATCTATTGGGTCCTGTTGGTGGGGGCAAGAGTTCTCTATCAGAAAGACTCAAAGAACTGATGGAGAAGATGCCCATCTATGTTCTCTGTTATGGTGATGAGCTATCTCCGGTATTTGAATCTCCTCTTGGATTATTTCCTGCTAGTAAGTATGCTGATGTGATGGAAGAGGATTATGGTATCCCATCAAGGTATCTTCAGCAGATTCTATCACCGTGGGCTATCAAGAGACTCGATCAAGCGGAAGGTGATCTATCTAAGTTCAAAGTAGCGAGAGTATATCCATCACGTCTAAGACAGATTGGTGTGA